TTAATACCCACGAGCAGAATAGACACGAGCCATTCCCGCCCAATCCGAGAACAATATTTCATACTTAACCGGTGTGTAGTCAATGATGCTATCCATTGCTGCTGTGTTCCATGCATTATCTGAAATTTTACGATCCCTGGCAGTTTTCCCCCACTCGACAATCTCTTTTGCAAGCCCCTGAACACATGCCCTGCTTAACACTTTCTTGCCGTAGTATGCGCCCATGTCAGAACATGATGCCATGCTCATATCAAGACTGTTTCTTAAATAACTCAGCCCGTTAATGGATATAAAACTGCGACCGTTGGCATACACCATACCATTGTCACGAGCGGTAAACTTAACAGTGCGTAACGCATCCACTATCATTTTTTGATCTGGTGTTGGGTCTATCCACGGGGAAGGATAAATAGTTCTTTCGGAGGCAATATATGCTTCTTTTTCACGTTCCTTGTTTGCTTCGTTTCTCGCGCTGTACTGTTCCTCAAAGGCATTAAACTCTTTTTGGTACTTTTCATCGAACTGGTCTTTTTTAGCACTGAATGCAGAAATACTCTGATAAAAATCAGTTTCGCTAACTTTGCCAAGCCCCATATTCCAGTAATCTTTTTGATAATCAATGTAAATGACATCGACTCTGTATTTGTTCTCTAAGGCTTCAGCCAAATTTTTCAAGTATGCATAAATATCAACTCGCTTTTCTTCATCATCCTCAAGTGAAGATAGTTGTCCAACATTCGGGCCACCGTACTCATGGTATGCAGCATAGAAAACAGGAATGAACGAAAGATTAGCGTTAACGGCTTTGATGATATTGTGTTCGTTACATATTGTGTCATCCCACTTTAACAGGCTATTGCCACCTTTTCGGTACGTTTCACAGTCCTCGATACCCAGGCGAACAATCGCATTCCATCCCGGGCGCTGCTTATAATCGTCGTTCTTGATGATATGGAACCGGGAAAGGGTTTGGGATGGAAAAAATTGGCCAGCCGTGCAAGATGAAAGAAGAAGAGTAACCGAGAGGCTGGCTATTAGTTTTAGCCCCCCGAAAGTCTGTAATTGTTTCATATGAATGTCCGATTAATAAAAACTCCTGGGATCTTAAATTGTATTTAAAAATAAATCTATCTCAGATAAAAGGTAACTTGCTGATTTTTATTGCTCAAATCCAGGCTGCCAACTATCGTGCATTCAAGAGTTTCCTTTAAGTTCGAGGCTATGAAAGCGCGACGTTTATCATCTGGCTGCCGGGATAAAGCGGTTTTTATTGGCTCGCTGCGTCCTTCATTTTTCTGGCGCTCGATAATGTTATTCACTCAAGTTCGGTACTGGAATTTAATTGCAGCGCCATACTTTTTCTACAGTTTATTCCGCCTCGTTACCTGCGCTTTTGGCTTCATTGAGAAAGCTATTTCAGCCTGCTGGTGTAGCACTTTACAAAGCTTTGTCGCAGCGGCGCGCCAGCGCTTCCAGAAGATCATTGTCGGAAGTACTCAATGCACCAAATAATGGAACAGCAGATACAGCAAGCTCCGTTGAGGAGACTGACACTGCACTACTAAATTGCCATGTGCCGCTGGTAGGGGTACCTGTTTTTCGTACAGTTTTTGGGCAAGGGTAGACAATACCGGGGCTGGTCAGTTCGGAATCATTTAGTTGCCATTGGACTTCAACGGACAAATTCAGGGTACAAAAAAGCCCGCAGGGCTTGCGCCATGCGGGCTCTTAGGACTTCATCGGATGACTCTGGTCATCACCGATGGAGAATTTTGGTGGAGCTGGCGGGAGTTGAACCCGTGTCCGAACTTTTTCAATTAACTGAAAAATATAGTATTTTAAATCTGTAACTTTTCTGCGGCTCCTTCACGGCTCCTTTTAAGTCCCTCTACTGACCATCTTTGGTTTCATTTCAGTATTGCCGTCATACTCCTTAAGATAAGAACCATAATGCCTGAATAGCATCTCTGGCCCCTTATGACCCATCTGGCCTGCAAGCCAGAAAAGGTTTGCACCCTGGCTGATGTGGCGGGTCGCAAAAGTATGGCGAGTCTGGTAAGGATTGCGGTAGCGAATACCTGCTTTACGTAAAGTTGGGACCCAGGCTTTTTTACGTATAGCGTCTGCGCTGGCCCATGGTTTGTTTGTTTTTGGATCTTCGAATATGGCTGCGTCTTTCATGAAGGTGAAAGTCTTTTGTGATGCCAGCGCAGCCAATGCCTGATCGTTAAGTTCGACTTTGCGAGTGCCCGCTTTTGTCTTTGTTCCTTTGATTACACCCACTACGCTAGCGTTCTGAACGTGTGCTGTCTTCCCGATAAAATCGATATCTCGCCAGCGCAAGGCACAAAGTTCCGAGCTGCGTAAACCTGTCTGAATGGCGAACATGAATAAGTTTTCCCATTGCTTATTGCCGCTTGAAGCAAGAAGGGCATCAACCTCATCAGGTGAAAGCGGATCGACGATATAATTGCTATCTGCGCTCGATTTATCGCTTTGATATCGTGAAGCAGTTACCAGAGAAACTGGATTTATTTGCAATACTCCATCAGTTACAGCCTCATCAAGCGCAGAACGAAGGAATGAAAGCTGATTACGGATGGTCTTCAACGTTGTAGTACGGTTCTGTATCCATGCTTTCATTGCTGCAGGAGTTAGTTCGCTTGCAGGAAAAGAATGAAGCGAAACCAGAGCGCTACGGCACTTTTTGTAACCCCCGATTGTTGAAGGCGATAGTTTTCGCGTTTCGCAAATGTCAATGTATTCGTCTAGGTACATCTTGACGGTTTTCCCTGCTGCGGCATTACCGAAAATTTTTAAGCGCGATGAGCGCGGAAAATAGTCTGCATAAACGAAGGTTCCGCGCTCAATTTTGTTGTGAATTTCGCCGAGGATTCGCTCGGCGTATTTCAAGTTTTTGCTGTTAATTTCCAGATTAGAAAGGGGTTCCCGGCACTTAACCCCTTTATATGTGAATGTAACGTTTATCGTCTCTCCCTGGCTGTGTTTCCTTATGGTCACGCCGCGCGGAAGTTTTGACGATTCTGTCTTGCCCATTTAGCAACCTCACTAAGATCAATCCATCTCTCCTTCACGCCATCCACTTTCAGAACCTGAATTCCTTCACGCCAAACGCCGCGTTGCACCCGTTTGTTGATGGCCTCAAGTGTCTCGCCAGTTTCTTTGCAATAAGTCGAGATTGGTACACAATCGAGGTTCAGCATTATTCCTCCACTACCGGCTGCACCCGGTTATCGCTCATTGTAGGCACACGCAGAGCAACCCCCGCGAGCACCTTCGTTACATTTGAGGCAAAGCACGTGTTCGACACGCCGCGCCTTCATATCCTGAATTACTGCTGGTGGCACCATCATCGGCATGACGACATGAATCACCTGGCCTTTCAGTCGCTCAATCTCGGCGGCGTGCTCCAGTGCGATTTCTTTCCAGTCGTTGGCCTCATCGCGCCACCAGGCAACATCTGATTTAAGGCGGCGCAAGCGCCGCTGTTTCAGTTTGCTTGCCATCTTGAGACTTCCCATTTCGCTTCAATTACTTCTACCGCATCCCCGCGACATGGGTTATCCATCTTCATACCGTTGCACTGCCCATACTCCACATCGACAAAATCAGAGATGTCCTGAGCGGTAGCGCTATCGGGCACGTCAATTTCTACTGTGACGGTAATAGTCTTCACATCACACCCCCTCGCCAGTAGATTTGATGGAGCAGGTCTGGACCGCAGCTCGGTAGATATCCTTAATGTCATCCCACCCGATCATGATTTTCTCTTCAAGCCAACCATCATCATCACAATCAGAACAGCCTTCACCGCCACACTCGTGACAGGTCACGCGATGTAAAACGTGGAACTCACCAGACAGGGCATATTTAGCGCCGTTCTCAGCGGTAAGCTTCATGGGCATCAGCACATACCCATCCGGCACCGCAGGGATTGATGGCGCGGGGTGTGTGCGGAATTTTTCCACGATGCGCGATAGTGAATTGAAGTTGATAAACGGCACTTCCTGATGCCCCTTGCTGTCACCTTCACGCCATTCCATCGGGCTAACGCCAGTCATTTCAGCAACAGCATCACGCAATTCGTCAAAGCTAACCGGCTCTTGCTCGTATGCCGCCAGGAGTGTGCGGAGGTCAGTTTCTATTTCGTCAGCCCAGTCTTGCCATTCGGCCGGCAGACCACCTTTGGCTCCTGCAATATGGTTGGCGAGGCGATAGATTGTCTCGTTGATGCTCGGTAATTGTGTGGTCATACGGCCTCCCGCTCTTTAGCCCACTTCGCCATCAATTCCTCGTAGCCGTGCTGGCATTCAGCGTTACAAAAGACCGTGCTTCCGTCCCAGACCCGACCATCCGTTTCGTCACTGACGTGCGCTTCGCAGTGGGCGCACTCTTGCCAGAATCCCATTTCTTCTACGAGCGCTTTCCTCAGCGCTTCGCGGTCTTTAACGTATTTGTCAGCGTCGGGGAGTCTTCTGCAACTTACTGCACCAAAGTACTCATCAAGTTCGTTCGCACCCTCGCGTCTCGCTACCACGTTGCAGGTGGCGAAAACAGCAACACCATACTCATCACCTTGGACGAAGTACGCTTTAACTTGGCTTTTATCTTTCATCTTCACTCCCCTCCCACGACTGGCAGCGCCCTAAGCCATATGCACACAGCGCCATCGTCGCTATCGTGAATAGAGCCAACAAACCAACCCTCACCGTCTGGGGATTCAGGTTGCCATGATGAGATATCGTAGCCATCTACATTAGGATCAAAGTCATCCTCATCCCTGTAAACAATCTTCCAGGTAAGGCCGTTAGCTTTCATCCAGTTGTTAAATTCTTCCGTTGAGATGTTCTCGCGACCATCGCAAAACTTTTCGTACTCTGGGTGGGTCCAGTAGCCGTATTGATCGCGCTCTACTGGCAGTTCGGTAATGGTGATATTCATGCTGCATACTCCTTATTCACACACACCAGCGTATACGCTGCTGCATACTGATTTATCATTGGCCTCAGCCAGTAAATCGAACTGTGCTCCACCATGGGTTGTCATGGCCCAGTCCCGATAAGATTCAATTCCATATTCATCAATGGTGATAACGTCGATACGTCGTTCGGCGCGACGGGGGTCATGGGTGGATGGGAAAAAAGTTGAGTTGCCACGACGTGAACAGGCGGCAACCAGTCTTTCCCAGGCCGCCACACGTGCAACTTCTTCCGGCCAGCGACTAAATATCTCGGCCAGTTCAGACTTGCGAGCGTGAATACATGGCATGCAGCCTACACGTGAACATCCCTGCAAATAGAGAGGATTTGGTTTTATCCCGTGCCGTTTTGCCAGAGCAAAAACGTCTTCATGCAGCCATTTGAGGATCGGGCGATAAACATGAAGTCCTGGAGTGTTATCCGCATCTTCTTCCCAGTCTGGTAGGCCCGCTCGTGCTGGTGATTCCTGGGCTCGGACTCCTTGCCAACTGATCACCTCCTCAAATTCCTCCAGCGCTGGAAGAACAACTTGCGTGCGCACTGGTTCATGCTTTAGATCGAAGGTGCAGAATCTGGCTTTGGTGGAAGGGAATCTTCCCTTCCACATACAGAGATCGAGGAACGGAATACCGGTTGGGTGGAGTATCTCAAGGGCCATAGCAATGCGTTCTGTGGCCTCACTCACAGACATACCACATTCCTCAATCAGTGTTACAGGCCACTTCTCAGCTATAAATTTGCGCTTACCTTCAATTTGACGGGTGAAATCAGCCTTAACCCGTTTGACAGGTTGCAGCCTGTTATCAAGATATTCGAGATATTCCATCGTTTGTGGATGTTCATGTCCGGTATCTGCAAATACAGCCGTGTGTGGAACGTCGTTTTCAATAGCCAGTAACCACTGAGCCAGGCTATCTTTACCCCCTGAAACTGAGATGATGTTATGGGTGCCTTTTTCTTTGCAGCGTGAATCTATATTCATGATTGCGCTCCCTTGCTTTCACGCTGTGCTGAAATAGCCATATGCTCATTAACGATCGCCAGCACCTCTGCTAGCGCGAGACCTTCCAGAGTGACCACACCGTTATCATCAATACCAGCCAGGCTGATCAGTTCGACGAGACGGCGGGCGCTTTTGACGCTGACCTCCGGGGCGATAATCTTTTTGGTGATTTTCTTTTTGCCAGCGGCAGCGGCCACGGCCCGATCCTGCTCCAGAACCTTCCCGGCGTTCTCGCCATGCTCACGAACCCGCTCAACCGCGACACCTACGGAAACTTCGCCATTTTTAACAATCTGCTGAACATCATGGTTAGCAGTGGCGAGGGTCAGTAACTTCTCAACCGTTGGGACCGACTTGTGAACAAGCTTCGCTATTTCCTGAGTGGTCAGGTTGAAAGTTGTAGCCAGTTCCTTAATTACCTGCGCCTGTTCCAGCGGGGTGAGGGGCAACTGGTTATTACTGGTCATGACACGAGCAAGGCGCTCAACGTCATTGCCCACAAACGGAACGATATGAATGCGATCAACAGGTTTGCCAGCGGCTTTACAGCGTTCATAGCAGCGACGGCGGCGGTGCCCTTCAACAACCCACACACCACCTTCATCACGGGCCGTGACTTCCAGAGGTGGCACTGTGCCACCGTTCATGAGGTACTCAAACAGAGCATCATCAGCCAGGCGAGTACGCTCGTCATCGTCGCGCTTGTTAAACCCTTCTTTGACGTGAATATCGTTGAGGCTGATAAACATCCCGGTATCAGCACGTTTGATAACGCCAGAACGGGACATAAGTTTGAATGAGTTAGCGGCCATTGCTGGTGGGCTCCCCATTATCTTGAGCACGAAGAGTAGCCATTTCGGTATTAAGAACATCACGGTCTACCCACACGATAAAGCCGACTTTACCGTCACCAAGAGCAGCATCAGTTGCATTCAGCGCCTGAGTTTGAAATGAAATGGTGGTGTGTTGTTTGGCAGAACGGATACTGGTCATCGCGTTGTCCAGCATCTGAAATTGAATGCGGTCATCACCAATGGCAGACATCAGTCTGGTTATTCCAATAGCCATGTTATTTGCCCTCGCGAAGCTGGTGGGCGATAGCTTTGAGCATCTCATCAGCAAAAGCGCGGCTGAAATCTCCCTCCGGTGCATCGTCCATAAACTCTGTGGATGTAAGGATTGCTCGGGCTATATCGGCGGCATTTTCCGGCGTGTCTTCAACAAAACCAGCATCCCATGCGGCCAGCATTCTGTTTGCCGCAAAGATTGCCCCCTCTTTGCGTGCCTGATTAAGGAAATCATTTATCCATTTTTTGGTTGCTGGAGTTTTGATTGCATCAATAATCCCCTGAACCCCCACCAGTAATGCTTCTTGCTCTGTGGCCCCTTCGTTTAGCGCCAGCTCGCGGGCTTCATAACCGTAATCACTTTCCGCCATCCAAGTTTCAGGCGTTTTCAGCATCATGTTTTCAGCCGCCAGATTATTACGTTGTTCCAGCGCTTCACTTAACGCCACGCTGGTGATGTCCAGACGGTTAGCCAGTTCGGTCATAATGTCTGCTGACGCCGCAGGGAGATATTTTGCCGCTGTGCGAGCGGCAACCAGCAACTGCTCTTTAGTCATTCTCATCGTTAGTTCTCCATAGTATGTGCACGCTGCACCGCGCTGTTTTTTGGTTGTAAGAAACCCTCGCCAGTGGCGATTAATTAAATTAATTTCGCTTCCATAAATGCCCCCGCAGGGGCATTTGCAGCAACGTAATTAGGCGTTAAAGACGCCGATATAAGTTTCTACTTTGCTGTCGGTGAATTTCTCAACGAGCAGATCACGGAACTCTACCGCCATTTCTTCTTCATAGGCTTCGAGCTGAGAAATACGGAGAACCAGCAGCGGCTGATTGCTCGCGAGGATGCTCATACGCACTTTAAAGCGGCGCTCAGCCAGACCTTCATACGGCACGCACTTGAACTCAAAGGCCACAGGCATGATGTCTTTGGTTTTGGCTTCCACGCTTTCCATGACCGAACGGCGACCGCTGAAATCCTGATCCTCATATTCAGCGCTCTTAATCGCTTCGATGGTGATCTTGCGAATTGCCGCCGCTGATTTTTTAGCGTCAATTACCGCGCCGTCACCATCAAAGCCAGTCAAAAAATCAGACCAGTCTTCCAGCCATTCGGCCAGGGTTTTCTGGTCGTTACGATCACCGTTGATAGCAAGAAGCGCAGTGAATGGAGCTGTGCGTTTTAGGGTCAGAACCGCTTTATTATCCGCATGGCCGGGGTTGGTAATGGTGCCCAGGTTAAAGACCGAAGAAGCGCTCATTTTATCGGTGCTGATAAAGCAACGAGTACCTTCTGCTGCATAGCCGGTAGAGTAGCGAACGAAGTCTTCAATACTGGAGGTTTCCAGCTTGCCACGGAAACGGAAGCGCTCAGTATGCAGACGCTCAATGGATTCAACTGAAACGTCTTTTGGCAGGACGACTGCCGGGCAATCAGCGCCCGCTAATTTTTCTTCAATGAACTGGCTCAGTACCATATTGCGGATCTGGCTGATGGCGGTGTTGTCTACTTGCTGCGACATAAACTGGTTTCCTTTGCTAAGAGATAAAGTCGAATTGGATGGATTTATTTAGCGAGCTTCGCAGCAGGATCGCCGCCAAGCGTGAATAACTGGCCCTGATCTTCCTGCAGCACAGTGAGTTTGCCGCCGCGATTGACGTACATAGGGGTTTCGGTTGTGTCTTCCTCGGAAGACTTACCGCGCGGGGTAGGTTTGGTGAAAGAAAGGCGGTGCTGGATGGTCACGCGCTTCTCTTCCAGTGAATTGCTCAGGCGAGACAGATCGAAGGTGACCTGCACTTTGCCTTTTTGCCCGTTATTCAATACACCCAGGGCGACTTCATTCAGTGCTGCGGCAAGTTTGTTTTCAAACACACCGCCGTCCAGTTCCCCGAAGAAATCGGGGATATTGGTCAAACGTTCATTTTCCATCGGTTAACCCTCAGAAGGGCGGCTGCAACCGCCGTTAGTTCTCCACACAACACAAAAGAGCACCTGCGGTGAGTGCCGCCCGTAGCGATTGGGTTATGAGCCGTCGCTGCGGTGATGCTCTTGTGTGTTGTGTAAAAAGAGGGCGGTACCAGCCAGAACATTATCATCTGCCTCATATGTGGAAGATGCTGATACCGCCCTAAGACTTCACACAGCCATCGCGTTCCTGCGATGGGGTTGTGGTGGCCGGTGCTGATCTCCGGCTTGCGCTAATTCAGACTCTCACAGGCGTTTAATTGCCCTGCCGAACAGCTCTTTTCCGCAATAGCTGCAATGTCTCTCGCGCATCAGCCTGCGCATTCACCACAATCAAAAAGAGCGAACCATCCACGTATCGGTGCAGGTACCGGGATTACCTGTGCAGGCCGCTGGGAGAACACGTCCGCACCACGTCGATTACAGTTTTGAACGCCCGCGCTCTTTGATTGTGGCCCCGGACTCTTCCCGAGCGTCACACCGTATCGCCACGATGGTGAGTCGTTGTCGTGCTTTCGCAATGACTTGCACATTCCGGCTACCCGTTGGATTAGGGATACTCTCAAGGAATCCCCGGACCGCTGCGACGCATGTGCCATACGACGTACAACAGAAACCTTTTACGATTCACCCGCCCCGGTTCGGCAGCGCTACCTTGCCGGGGCAGATGCAAAGGGCAGTTACGTTGCCAGTCGGCTTATTGGTCTGGGCTGTAGCATCAGGTGCAGCCGCGCGGGGTTTGCTCACCGCCCCAGGTTCTCCCCGCTATTCTTTAGCGCGAAACCTGAGAGAAACGCCTTCAAGACTGCCGGCTTTCGCCATGTTCGGTTCACTTCGCGAATCATCCCCATCTTCATACGCCTGGGGCGGCTACTTCGTGGGCGTCCTGCCTGTTCGCTGTTGATGGAATTAAGATAAACATAAATTGCGAGTAACGCAACTTTAATTTGCATAACTCGCAATAAGAGGGGCAAAAAAAAGGCCACTCAGAGTGACCATTTTTCGTTCGTTTCAGGCGTGCCGTTTGAAATTCTGCGATTGGCTTATCAAAACCTTCCCATAAACGTAAAAACGATGTTCGTTTTCTTTGTTGATTGCCCACTCTCTGTATTTGGGATTGTCAGATATCACTAAGAGTTGATCAGGAATCATTTGAAGTCTTTTAACATATATATTCCCATCAAAACCAAAGACATAAATACCATCACCATCGAATTCATGTACGTGGACATCAACAAATATCAAGTCTCCTGGCTCAATTGTTGAAGCCATGCTGTCACCACGAACATTTATAACTTTCACACCATCTGATGTTCTGCCACCGAACAGAGACGAGGCCTTATCATTTCCATATTCAATTGCGTGAATTACATCAATTACATCGCTACCCTGCAAAAGGCCTGAACCTGCGCTTGCGCTCACATCAAGTACCTCGACTCTGAACACATCCTTTCCCTCTACAGTAATCAAACCATTATCACTGTTTTTATATACAGTATTCTGATTTTCATCCGAGGTAAAGAGGTCAGAAACACTAATGTTCAAGGCTTGAGCTAAGCGCATAAGTGTTTGTTCACTAAATTGCTTTTGTTTTCCAGTTTCGAGTCTGGAAATATTGGCAGCATCTACTCCGACTGCATCAGCCAACTCAGCAATTGTCATCTTCTTCGCATTGCGAAGATTTCTAACGCGGTTTCCTATTTTCATGCGCCTATTACAGGTTGATCTTGCGCGTCATGCAAAGCGACTTGCGCATTATGTTAACTTGCAATAACATGCGTAATACGCAAATTAAGGGGGTTATATGCAATCACCATTACGAAAGTTGCGTAAGTCGCACGGATTCACTCTTTCACATGTTGCCTTTGGCGTTCAGATAGACCCGGCAACCCTGAGCCGCATTGAACGATGTGAGCAAGTTCCCTCTGTGGAGCTGGCCGAAAGACTTGCTAACTATTACCACGGCGAAATTAGCGAGCTTCATATTCTTTATCCAAGTCGTTATCAAACGGCTGAAATCGATTCAGAAAACGATGTTTACCTTAGCGCCAAACATAAGCCGCAGTAACTACCAAAGGAAAAACAAGATGGTAGAGCAAAAACGCAGTTTAAAAGACGTAGTCAGGGCGATGTGTAAGGCGATGCATGGTGGTCGTGAAGCAATGGCCGGTGCACTGGGCATGACTCTGACTCAGTTCAACAACAACCTCTACGAGAAGAACGGTTGCAGGTTCTTCGAAGTCGCCGAACTTGAGGCGATGGAGGATATCTCCAATACGTCACATCTGGCTGACTACTTTGCAAAGCGTCGTGGTGCACTGCTGGTGGACATTCCACACTTTGATGACCTGGACCGTGTTGATCTGTTCACCAGAACAATGCGCACAGCGGCAGCAAGAGGGCATGTCGATCAGATCATCGAGTCAGCGTTAGAAGATGGGGTAATTGAACAGCATGAAGCAGACGAAATTCAGGAATATCACCGCCGTCATATGGCTGCGCGTGAAGAAGAGATCGCCGCAATTATCGCGTTATTTGGCCGCAAAAAGAAGTGACGCCCGCGAGTGTGCAGCTCCGGGCGTCGTGGCGTGTCGTAATCAAGTGGAGAACTAACGCATGAACAGTTTAACAACACAGTACCGCAGGTCGCAACTGATCGCGCTTCCGGTTACCGGGGGCAAAAACCCGGTGCAGTTCGTGTATGGGGTAAGAGTACAAAACAGCGTTGAGCCTGTCAGCTACCCATTTGCTGAATGGGTTGTAGATGATTTTAACAGCCAGGCGGAGAAGGTCACATGCGAGAAATCGACCGTCGCTATCGGGACCACCGGGGAATCGAAGTCCACGTTATTGGCTGGGACAGTGAAAAGCGCCAGGTCGTATTCATTCGCGCAGGCTATCCACACGAATGCATGCAGCCACTTGAGCAATTCAGGAAGAAATTCACGAGGGTTGATTTAGCGCATGAGCCTCTTAATGCCATCCAGGCCAATAGTGATAAGCCCTGATCTTGCCTACAGCATTGGTCTCAATGAGGCCATTGTTCTGCAGCAGGTGCACTACTGGCTTAAAGAAACCACATCCGGCATGGAGCATGACGGCGCACGCTGGATTTACAACACGAGCGAACAATGGCTTGAACAGTTCCCGTTCTGGTCAGAGTCCACACTTAAACGCACTTTTACCAACCTGAAAAAGCTTGGCTTGTTACGAATTGAGCAGTTGAATCAGTCGCAGCGTGACATGACTAACTTCTACACGATCAACTATGAAAGCGATCTTTTAGATGAAGTCAAAGTGGCTAGTTCCATGAAGTCAAAAAGAGCTAATCCATCAGGTCAAAATGACCAGATGGAACAGGTCAAAAAGAAACGCTCCATCAGTTCAGATCGACCCGATGTCATCAGGTCAAATTGGCACGATGATCCTACAGAGATTACAACAGAGAGTACTACAGAGATTACTACAGAGATTACAGGTAAACCTTCTTGTCCGGTTGCTGCGCAACCCGACTCTGTAGTGCTGGAAGAACCCGATCCCGAAGTGCTGATCACTGACCAAGCCATTCAGGTTTTAAACCATCTCAACACGGTGGCTGGTTCAAGATTCCAAAAGAGCAAAACCTCACTGGAGAACATCCGTGCCAGGCTGCGTGAAGGTCACACCGTTGAAGACATGATCCTGATGGTCGACTACAAGCACGTGCACTGGGAAGGCACCACGCAGTACGACTACATGCAGCCCACCACGCTGTTCAGGCCGACTAAGTTCGAAGGTTATCTGCATAGCGCCGTTCGTTGGAATGCCAAAGGCCGACCAGCGCGGGAAACCTGGGATAGCCACCGCAAGCCAAAAAACGACGCGGCATTCAAGGCTACCCACAGCCAGGTTGATTACTCACTCCCTGACAACGCGGGGTTTCGCACATGAGCCTGATTCACGAAATCCTGAAATACATCGAGGCACACCCCGGAACAAGCGCTGCAGATCTCCGGCTGGTATTTCACAGGGTTCCACGCACCGTTGTGCAACGTGCGGCCTACCGACTGTATGAAAGTGAGTTCACTACCAGAGAGATGATCAAAGGCCAGTACTGCTATTTCGCGGCTAAGTCGTACCCCGAAACTGGCGGTATTCCGCTCGATGAAATCACCCGTTCGCGGGGGCTGGTTCGCAAGGCTCAGGAACTGCAATCAAAAGGGCTGTATCTCCGCGCAGCTACGATGTGGCTTGAGGCGTTTGATGCATCGCGACTAACCGAAGAGAGAGCGTATTGCTTGGAGCAGCGTCTGAAATGTCTGGAAAACCGAGCCCATAGCGCTTGCGGTGAACGTGTTTACGACCTTCCTGGTCGGTTTGTGGGGTAACGATGACTTATTCACTGATTTACGCTGATCCACCGTGGCAATACGGCAACAACGCCAGTAATGGCGCGGCTACGGACCACTACGACACAATGAGCATGGCAGACCTGAAACGCCTGCCTGTGTGGGCACTGGCCGAAGAAAACGCGGTGTTGGCAATGTGGTACACCGGGACGCACAACCGTGAAGCTATCGAGCTGGCCGAAGCCTGGGGCTTTACCGTTCGGACGATGAAGGGATTCACCTGGGTAAAACTGAATGCCCTGGCAGAGCAACACATCAACAAGGCGCTGGACGCTGGTGATGTCCTGGACTTCTACGACTTCCTCGATCTGCTGAATAGTCAGACCCGGATGAATGGCGGTAATCACACCCGCGCCAACACAGAGGACCTGCTGATCGCTACACGTGGCCGGGGTCTGGAACGTCTCGACGCTGGGGTTAAGCAGGTTATCTACAGCCCATTGGGTGAGCATAGCGAGAAACCCGCCGAAGCGCGCCACCGCCTTGAACGGCTTTATGGCGACGTGTCGCGTATCGAATTGTTCAGTCGCCGTTCCGTTCCTGGCTGGGACCACTGGGGCAATCAGGCAATTATGCCAGCAGTTCAACTATTGCCGGGTACTGTGATGGGTATCGACTGGGCAAAAGGGGATGCAGCATGAAAGATTTACTTCTTATCACATTCTGCGTGGCTGCTGGATTTCAGGCGTATGTGGCCGCCATGTCATTTGTCTTATGGCAGAACGCATTCAGAGTGATGGGTAGCGGCTACATCATCCGCGTGACAATGCTTCTGGTGGCTATGTCCTGGGTTATCTACTTCATCCCGCGAGGTGCAGCATGAAATTAACCCTTCCGTTCCCACCGAGCGTAAACACCTACTGGCGCGCTCCGAATAAAGGGCCGCTGAAAGGCAGGCACATGATCAGTGAGGCGGGTAGGCGTTTCCAGAGTGACGCTTGCGCCGCAATCATTGAGCAGCTTCGCCGCTTGCCAAAGCCATCAGATTCTCTGTGCGCTGTGGAAATACTGCTGTACCCGCCGGACAACCGACGCCGGGACATAGACAACTACACCAAAGGACTGTTTGACGCACTGACCCATGCCGGGGTGTGGGAGGACGACAGCCAGGTAAAGCGCATGCTGGTGGAGTGGGGGCAGGTTATACCGAAAGGGAAGGTTGAAATCACGATCAGCAAATATGAACCGGCGGGTGCAGCCGCCTGATAAGGGGAGAACTAAAACGTGAACTCACTTTTAATAATTAACGGAGTACCAGTAAGCCTGTTTGAAGATCGACTGTATTGCCTTAACGATTTACATAAGGCTGCGGGTGGGCAAAAAAAACATCAGCCATCTAACTTTACGAGCCTTAAAGGGACAATCGAAATGTTAAATGCTCTACCAGGGTGCAGATGGGAAAAAATCCATTCTGTCTGTGGTGGGCATAAGCAGGGGACCTTCGTTTGTAAGGAGTTAGTTTATGCCTATGCGATGTGGGTTAGTCCTACCTTTTTTGTCAGGGTTCTTAGTGAGCTGCCATTAGTTGCATCTCTTCGCGATAGACCTAGTGATGAAGCAAATGCGCATTTAAGCCCAGTGAAGGAGCAAGAAAAAAAAGAGATCGAGATCAACAAACCTGATGAAAAACCATCCAATTTTCCAACCATTTTGGGGAAATCCAGGATATGGTGAAAGGGCGTAATCGCGACGGGTGTGCAGACCTGGTCGCATCATTGTGGAGAAAAACTATGACTAACCAAGTTATGGGCACTGCTACGCCCAAAAGCAGCATGATGACTGTATCTGTGCAATCAGCCATCTCTGGAGTTCCGACGATCACCTACCGTAACTTTCGTGTAATCACGACTGAGTTGCTGGCCTCCGGGTACGGAACACTTCCAAACAACCTGCAAATGAATTTCAACAACAACCGTCGTCGCTTTGTCGAGGGTAAGCACTATTTTTTGTTGTCTGGTGAAGATCTGCGTGACTTTAAAAACCTACCCAATAACCTTGGGTTGGTTAGTAAACATACAAGTCAGCTTATTTTGTGGACTGAACGAGGAGCTTCTCGGCATGCAAAGATGCTGGAAACCGATCAAGCCTGGGATTTCTATGAAGCCCTCGAAGAAAACTATTTCCGATTAAAGGAAGACGAAGCCCCACGCTTACCTAACTTTTCCGATCCGGTTCAGGCAGCACGCGCATGGGCCGATGAGCGTGAAGCGCGGCAACTCACCGAGGCCATCAATCACCAACAAGCTGAATATATCGATCACCTTGAAAGCCTATTCACCGATGGTTTATCCCCTGTTCAGTTCTGTAAGCGTCTGAATGGCGTAAACACCTCAAAAGTAAACGCCTGGCTCCTGGGCGCTAACTGGCTTTATAACGACAACCCCGAAGGAAAAAACGCCCACTGGCGCGTCAGATCTTATGCGCGGGATAAGTACCTAACCGAAAAGACAAGCAAGGTCATGCCCAGTGAATCCGTGAGCTTCACGACGTATCAGCCAATATTGTTGCGTGAAGGCGCAATCTGGCTCTACAAGAAGTACCTGAAAGGGCACTTACCAATGAAGCAATCTTGGAATGGCCAGTTCACGCATGACAAAGAGTTGTCAGGTGGCGGGGAATGAGAGCGCTCCTTAAGCCAGTGGTGATACCAGAGCTGGGGCTGGTGGCGTTTCGCCCTGGCTCTCAGCTACTGCCTCATTTTCACCGGGGCCGCATGCTCATCGAAAGCGAGCCTGATCGCCTGTCTGACTTGCCAAGCGGTGAAATCCCACCAGCAGATCAACCGCTGGCAGAAGACCCGGCATTACATTCGGTATTCGTTAACGAGGCCGTGTTACGTCGTGCTGGTGGCCTTTCAGGTCTGGAGGACTGGTTACTTCGTGAAAATTCCTGTCAGTGGCCGCATGAGCCCTGGCACATGGAGAGCATTACCACGATGCGCCATGCGCCTGGGGCAATCCGTCTGTGCTGGCACTGTGACAACCTGCTACGTGACCAGCAATCCAGCGCACTTGAGGCAATCTCCCTGGCTAACTGTGCTGCTTACATCCTCACAGCGGTTCGCCGTGAACTGGGGTTCGATGACACACATGCACTGACATTGCCCGAGCTTTGCTGGTGGCTTGCCCGCAATGGCCTGGCTGATGCGATACCGGAAACCGCAGCGCGTAAGATACTGCGACTGCCTAAACCCGTTATTCAGTCAGTAACCAGAGAGGCCGATCTTGTGCCAACCCGCGGACCCTCTGAGATTGTGCAGGAAACGGCAAAGAAAATACTGGCGCTTCGTATCGACCCGGAGACGCCGGAATCCTTCATGCTGCGCCCGAAGCGCCGCCGCTGGGAAAACCCCACATACACCCGCTGGGTTAAAGCACAACGATGCGCCTGCTGTAACAACCCTGCAGACGACCCACACCACGTTATTGGACATGGACAAGGAGGGATGGCAACAAAGGCCCATGATTTATTCGTGTTGCCGCTGTGCAGAGCGCACCACGATGAGTTGCACCGGGACCCTGTGGCTTTCGAGGCCAAATATGGCAGTCAGCTAACGCTGCTGTTTCGATTTATTGACCATGCATTAGCAATAGGCGTAATCGCCTGAGTGGAGAAAAGAACATGTTAAACCCGTCTGAGGTTGGTAAAGCTGGCGAACATGCGCGCCTGCGCACACTGGAAAGCATCTGGATTCAGGGCAAATTAAACATGTGGGGCCGCTGGTCATACATCGGAGAGGGTAAAGCGGGGAATATGTTTAACCAGTTGCTGACCTCTCATCACGTGACAAAGGCAGCGATACAGGAAGCGTTACGCCGTATGAAAAAATCTGGCATCACTAAGCCAGAGCTGGAGGCGTTCTTTATGGAAATCCTCAACGGCAAAAACAAAAGCAGCCAGGTGTTCTGCTCGGATGAAGAAGCACTGGTTATTGACCGTATCATCAGCACTGTATTGGCTGGAGAATATGATGGTCTGCTTAACGTACTTGTCCAGCGCTACCGATACCGCAAAAGCAAACGTAGCCTCGCAGAAGAACTGCAGGAGAAACACCCGGAACTGACGTTCATGACCTGCCGCCGTCGAATTGATACATGGCTAAGTTTGGCAGAATCGATGCTTTACGCGCCAATGTGTGACGCGTTCGATACAAATAGCAGCAGATTTTACTTGCAAAGTGAGCCAGTAAGTGTTTAACTTCGTGTATGCTTCGCAAAGCTGTATCGAAAGCGACCTCAAATAAAGAAACCCGCCACCGCGCGGGTTTTTGTTTGAAAAATAGCCACTCCAATATGGTCAATTAAAGCATGGTAAAATACTCGCTAACCCCATAATGAGGAGTTAGATATGGTTATTAACCCGCTTCACCTAGACATCATGATTCGCATGATGGATCCTAATCTTAACGCTCCGGTACAAAGCAGCAACTACCCTTCTGAACCTTCATTCAGAATTGATGCGGCTATAAAACAGCTATATCAGATGGGATACATCACGGCCAGACAGTCAAAAGTTGACTCTTCTTGGATTGCTGTTTCAATTACCCCCGAAGGCCACACCCTCCTGGAAGAAGCAGGGCTGGTTTAATAACAAATTTAGAGAATACTACTTATCAAATATCAAACCTCGCTCTAGCGGGGTTTTTTCATTTCTGACCTCGGGAACCACACACAACCTTCACTTTTTACGAAAGCGCCCGAAGGCCAGATATCTTCCACACAGCACCCCGACTTAATCGGAGGTGAATCTATGGCTAAGCGTATGCACGATAAAGAGGGTATTGCCGGGGTGACCTGGATTGTTCTGCTGATCATTGCGGGCTGGGGTGGCCTGGTGCGCTATCTGATCGACATCAGGCAAAACAAAGCAGCATGGAGTTGGGTAAACGCATTAGCACAAATGGTCGTATCAGGTTTCACCGGTGTCATTGGTGGGTTAATTAGCATTGAAAGTGGCCTGAGTATTTACATGATCCTGGCTACAGCCGGGATAAGCGGCGCGATGGGATCTGTCGCCCTGACGTATTTCTGGGAGCGGTTTACCGGGGTAAAAGTTCAATGAATCTCAATCAGTTTCAAAAGGCGGTCCCCTTTGACGCCGGTTCAGCTTCGCGCTGGTTCCAGCCACTTAACGACGCGATGGCCGAGTTTGGTATTACAAACACAATCGACCAGGCGATGTTTATTGCCCAGGTTGGGCATGAAAGCACCAGCTTTACCGCGCTGGTGGAAAATTTTAACTACAGCGTTTCAGGTCTTGCGGGTTTTGTCCGTGCGGGGCGTATCACCCCGCAGCAGGCTCAGGCGCTCGGACGCAAACCTGATGAGAAAGTTTTACCCGTTGAGCGTCAGCGTGCGATTGCCAACCTGGTTTACAGCAAGCGTTTTGGTAACACCGCTCCCGGCGATGGCTGGAAATATCGGGGACGTGGACTGATTGGCATTACATTTCTGGACAATTACAGGCGGTGCGGTGTCGCGTTGAAACTTGACCTTGTTACCTACCCTGAACTGCTGGAAGAAGATGTAAATGCCGCTCGATCTGCCGCGTGGTTTTACGTCACTAACGGTTGCCTGAAATATCCCGGCGACGTGGGCCGGGTCACGCAAATTATTAACGGCGGTCAGAACGGCATAGGTGACCGCATCGACCGTTACAACCGCGCAAAACGCGCAATGGGGGCATGATGGTTATCGAAAACTGGAAACAAAGCTGGAAGTTATTCAGCGTTCAGGCTCTTGCTGTCGCCGGGGCAATCCCCGTTATCTGGTCACAATTACCCGATGACGTCAAAGCAATGATCCCTGCGAGCTGGATGGGCGTAATCACTGCGGTTGTGGCGGTGTGCGGTATCGTTGGTCGCCTGGTGAAACAGCCTGCAGCTTCGGACCCGAAGTGATGGGTGCCCTGGAAGCCATTATCGGCGGCATTATCACTCTGGCCCTTCTTCTGTTTGGTGCGCACCGTGTCGGAAAGAGTCAGGGCAGGACCGAGGCACAGGCAGACGCTAAAGAACAGGTTGCTGCTGCTACGACTGCCGCTACTAAACGCAGGGTTGAGGTAATCAAAGAGGCCAGCGATGTACAGCAGACTGTTAACTATATGCCTGATGACGATGTTGATCGCGAGCTGCGCAACGAGTGGAAGCGCCCCGGTAGTAACTGACACCACGTGTGACTGGGTGAAACCGATTTACCTCACCGATCACGACATCGACGTCCTGGATAAACAAACGAAGCGCGACATTCTGGCACACAACAAATCGTGGCAGGCGAACTGCCAGAAGTAAACCACAGCCTCGCTTCTGAAAGAAAAGCTGAGCGGCCAGTAGCCATTAAAAAGCTCACCTGCTGTTGGGCTTAATGGTTATCCTCTCAAGAGTTAAACATCATAAAATTTCACTTGAGAGGATATTTTTTATTGTAATAGTTGGGCAAAAGTTGGGAAATGATCTATCAAAAACTGCATTACAGTAGCGGCGTTGGATCCTACTGCAAGCGCAGCGAATACAGTTGATGCCGTAAGAACAGCTTTACGCTGGTCTGGTTGAGTTGCAGCAAGTTTTTCGGCAAGCGCTTTAAGTTCTTTAAAATGCTCTTTGGATTTTTCTTGAAGGATCTTAAGTTCTTCAGTAGTTGCGTATAATACAACACCGGTTCCGCAATCTTTCATTTCGAAACCTTCATGAAATTCAACATCTACTTCTTTAGGGGCAATGATGCCCGTTCCACAACCTACGATTGAACCGCCATAGAATTTTAAAGCCATAAACACCTCATTTTGCTGTGTAAGATCAGTCAACATCAATCCAGATGCTAATTCTTAATAACAGGCCCAGCATCTTTTTTATTGGCACAATTTGAAAATATGCGACACCTCGCACGTGTCATTAAGGAAGTATTTCAGCAGTGAGACTGGGCATACCGTTAACTTTCGGCGGTTTTGCCGTGTGAAAAATTCACGCCTAAAAGGAAAACACCATGAACAAAAAACTTTCCGGCGCTGCTGGCGATGTCCTGCATGCGCTTTTCTTCCGTGGCGCGCTGGTGGATGGTGATTTGCCATCAAAGGCTGGCGCTGCTGAACTGCGTGAACTGGGTTACGTGATGACGCAAGATACGGTGACGCCGTTCAACGGAGAGCGTCATTACAACTTCCTCACTCCTGCCGGGCAAGAGTTCGCTATCAGCTATCTGGTGGAAAGTCGCTTCGGCAAGAAAGAGGATTTTCAGATTGGAGCGGGGGAGACGTTCATTAATTACACCACTCTACAAGGCGTTCTCCACATCAACCCGGCACTGACAAAGGTCAGGCTGACTGATTCGATGCGTGACGCTGTTATTGCCGCCGTTCGTGAAAGCGGTCAGTTCGTTGAGAAACCAACTGGCGAAGAGCTGCAGTCGGTGGAGTTCAAGGCTGACCGTTTCAAAATACAGGCGAATGTTGACGCTATTGTTGAAGCTACTAAAGCAACATACGCCAGACAAGAAGCGATGATGGCGGATCTGGACTCTGCTCAGGCCGCTCTTACGGAACACATTAACCAGGTTGTGAATAATGCCCTTGCCAATGCTCTTAAGCCTGGTGGTGTGCTGTACGCCTTCCGCACCAGAACCTGAACACCTCCGTTTGAACGTCAAAATACCTCTTTATGTAAATGATAATCTTTATCATTTGAGTGGGTCCTCCCGGAGGGGGCTTTGCCACGGGGCGGCGGACTCGTGGGAATCGGCTGGTTTTCATATTTTATAGTCATCATCATCATGTGTGCAGGTTATTGATTTTCCGGGACCCGGCTAATCAATGATGTCGAATCGTACAAAAAGTGTTCACCATCATGGACCAGGAAATCGCGGCCTTAAAACTCAATATCAACCAGCTAGCCGGGATCACTGGCGTCCATCGCCAGACAGTTGCAGCCAGGCTGAAAAATGTTGCTCCGGCAGCAGGCAGTAACAGCAAGCTCAAGCTTTATCTGGTTACCGATATTCTGAGCGAACTGATGATCCCCACGGTTTCCACGGCAAACGTGGAAGAGATGGAGCCGGCAGACAGGCTCGCGCACTGGAAGGCTGAAAACGAGCGGCTTAAATTTGAGGTCGATACGCAGCAACTTATCCCCGCCGAAGACGTAACCAGAGAATTTTCATTGATGGCGAAAGCTGTCGTTACTGTGCTTGAAACGCTCCCGGACATTCTTGAGCGAGATTGTGCGCTGACGCCAGTTGCAGTCTCACGTGTGCAGGATGTGATCGACGAACTTCGTGATCAGATCGCACAGAAAGTGATGGACGCCACAGCAGAGGAGGAAGAGCCAGAGGAGGACTGATGGCGAAACGGGCATCAGCCAGGGGGACCCGTCGTGATGTCTCCGGCATGTTACGTGCCCCGCGTCGTATGAAGGTGGCCGATGCGGTCAGAGATTTTATGCATGTACCGATTGGCGCGGGTCACTCTGTGAAGTGGGATCCGAATCTGACCCCTTATATTATCGAGCCGATGAACTGCCTGGCATCCCGTGAATACGATGCCGTGGTGTTTGTCGGTCCTGCCCGAACCGGGAAAACCATCGGCCTGATTGATGGCTGGATTGTTTACAACATTGTCTGCGATCCCGCTGACATGCTGGTTATTCAGGTATCGGAAGAGAAAGCGCGCGAGCACTCCAAGAAGCGTCTCGACCGCACTTTCCGCTGCAGCCCGGAAGTGAGATCACGGCTCAGCCCACGCCGTAATGATAACAACGTCCACGACCGCACATTTCGCGCCGGTAACTACCTCAAACTCGGCTGGCCGTCGGTCAACATCATGTCGTCGTCTGACTATAAAAGTGTGGCGCTGACGGACTATGACCGCTTCCCGGAAGATATCGACGGGGAGGGTGATGCTTTTTCCCTGGGGTCGAAGCGTACAACCACCTTTATGTCCAGCGGGATGACGCTTGTGGAAAGCTCCCCAGGCCGGGACATCCGCGACACAAAATGGCGTCCTTCGTCTGCGCACGAAGCGCCCCCGACGACGGGGATTTTGTCGCTGTTTAACCGTGGTGACCGCCGTCGCCTTTACTGGCCGTGCCCGCATTGCGGGGAATATTTTCAGCCGGAAGTCGCCAACATGACGGGTTACCGTGATACCCCTGACCCTGTTGTGGCAAGTGAATCCGCTTTTATCCAGTGTCCTGCATGTAAAGGCAAAATTACGCCGGATATGAAGCGCGAACTGAACATTCGTTCTGTCTGGTTGCGGGACGGGGAGAAAATAGACCGTGACGGCAACAGATATGGCGAGCCGCGCCGCTCGCGTATTGCGTCATTCTGGATGGAGGGACCCGCCGCTGCTTACCAGACCTGGGCGCAGATGATTTACAAATTCCTGACTGCTGAGCAGGAGTATGAGGCCACCCAGAGTGAGGAAACGCTAAAAACGGTTGTTAATACCGACTTTGGTCGGCCATATCTTCCCCGCGCTAACCTCGAACAGCGTAAGAGTGAACTGCTTGAGCAGCGCGCCGAAGAGATATCAAAACGCACCGTGCCTGACGGCGTTGAATTTCTTGTGGCGACGGTTGATGTGCAGGGTGGTAAGTCCCGGCGATTCGTGGTGCAGGTTACCGGCTACGGTGAACAGGGCGAGCGGTGGGTGGTTGATCGCTATAACATCCGGCAGTCCTTACGGGCCAGTGAGCTCGGCGAATGCTATCCCATTGATCCTGCCAGCTATCCGGAGGACTGGGATTTACTGCTTTCTGATGTGTTTGAAAAGTCCTGGCCGCTGGCGGGTGACCCGACAAAACGTATGCGCCTGATGGCAATGGCGGTCGATTCCGGTGGTGAAGATGGTGTCACCGACAACGCCTATAAGTTCTGGCGTAAATGCCGCCGTGAAGGGCTGGGCAAAAAGATTTATCTCTTTAAGGGCGACAGTGTTCGCCGATCAAAACTCATCACCCGCTCATTTCCTGACAACACGGACAGGTCAACCCGGCGTGCAAAAGCCGCAGGTGATGTGCCGCTTTTTCTTCTCCAGACCGACGCACTGAAAGACCAGGTGAATAACGCCTTATGGCGCGAATCCCCCGGACCGAACTACGTGCATTTCCCGAAATGGCTCGGTAGCTGGTTCTACGACGAGCTGACGTATGAGGAGCGTTCACCTGATGGAAAATGGAGTAAACCGGGTCGCGGTCCGAATGAAGCCTTTGACCTGCTCGTCTACGCCGATGCGCTGGCAATCCTTCATGGCTACGAAAAGATTAAATGGCCGAATGCGCCAGACTGGGCACGGCGGCAAACGTGGCTGGAGAGCGCGCCGCCGGAAACTGGCGAAGCGCCATCCCCGGCTGTTGCACCGCCCGTTACCCGAAACACGAAAGCACGGGACAACACCGTGACAGAAACCAACGACCAGGATTCCAATCCCTGGGTCACAGCGACAGGAGGCTGGTTGTGAAACGAAGTGATATCGAGGCGATGGTACAGCGTTACGTTGAAGCTGAGATGGCTGTCCTTGACGGGAAGTCCATTACTTTCAATGGGCAGCAGATGTCCTATGAAAATCTGTCCGAAATCCGGAAGGGGCGGCAGGAATGGGAGCGGCGGCTTGCCGACAGTGACAGGCAAGGCCTGGGGCGACCCGGCTATAAACTGGCGAGGTTTGGGTGATGTCTCTACTGGATGATGCTATTGGTCTGATTTCGCCGGGCTGGAAGGCTGCGCGGCTTCGTTCGCGAGCGGTGATTCAGGCATTTGAAGCCGTAAAGCCAACCCGCACACACAAGGCCCGTCGCGAAAATCGCTCAGCCAATCAGCTTAGCCAGAATGGCGCAGTGTCTTTGCGCGAACAGGCGCGGTGGCTGGATAACAATAACGATCTGGTTATTGGCATTCTCGACAAGCTGGAGGAGCGTGTGATTGGTTCTGAGGGCATCATTGTTGATCCGCATCCGGTGCTTAAAAACGGCAATATTGCGAAAAAGTTTGCCAGCCAGATTCGCTCTGCATGGGCTGAATGGTCTGTTTCGCCTGATGTCACCGGGGAATTTACCCGCCCCATGCTGGAGCGTCTTTTATTACGCAGTTGGTTACGAGACGGGGAGGTGTTTACCCAGCTTGTCAGCGGCAATGCCATGGGGCTGTCACCCGTAGCCGGGATCAGTTTCTGGCTGGAAGCTCTGGAGGCTGATTACGTACCAATGCAGAGTGACGAATCACAGGGGCTCATTCAGGGTATTTATAAAGATAAATGGGGCAGGCCAAAAAAATACCAGGTGTACAAGACAAGCCCGGTATCAGGCCGGCAACTGGAGACCAAAGATGTGGCAGCGGAAAACATGCTGCACCTTAAATTCACCCGCCGCCTGCATCAGGCCCGTGGGACATCGCTTTTCTCCGGCGTGCTGATGCGTCTGAGCGCTCTGAAAGAGTATGAGGATTCCGAGCTGGTGGCCGCACGTATTGCAGCAGCGCTGGGAATGTACATCAAAAAAGGTGACGGCCAGAGTTATGAAGATGCGCCGACGGCAAAGGACGGGGATCGCGACCTGCTGATTCAGCCTGGCATGTTGTACGACGACCTTCGTCCCGGTGAGGAAATCGGGATGATCAAATCGGACCGCCCGAACACCAACCTTGAATCGTTCCGTAACGGTCAGCTACGTGCCGTTTCTGCCGGGACCCGCATCAGCTATTCCAGCGCATCCCGTAACTACGACGGCACCTACAGCGCCCAGCGGCAAGAACTGGTGGAGTCCACTGACGGGTATTTCGTCCTTCAGGACTGGTTCATCGGTTCGGTGACACGCCACATTTACCGTGCCTGGCTGAATCTGGCGATCCTCTCGGGAAAAATCACCGTGCCTCGGGGGCTCGATATGGACACGCTCTATTCCGCTGTCTATTCGGGGCCGGTGATGCCCTGGATTGACCCCGCAAAAGAAGCGAACGCCTGGAAAATACTTATCCGTGGTGGCGCGGCAACGGAATCCGACTGGGTCCGCGCAAGAGGCAGCAATCCTGATGATGTAAAACGCCGCCGAAAAGCGGAGATCGATGAAAACCGCGAACTGGGACTGGTGTACGACACCGACCCCGCCAATGACAAAGGAGGCACCAGTGCCGAAGCAAGAACGAAAACGGGTGAGCCGCCGCCCGAAAGCTAGCGTAAAAAGTAATTCATGGTTCCGCATGAAGGCGCTCGCAGCGGATGAAGCGGAAATTTATATTTATGACGAAATCGGCTTCTGGGGGGTAACGGCACGACAGTTTGTCAGTGACCTGCAGGCGCTGGGCGATGTCAGCCACATTAACCTGCATATCAATTCTCCCGGTGGCGATGTCTTTGAAGGTATCGCCATTTTTAATGCACTCAAATTCCATGGCGCGGCAATCACGGTGCATATCGATGGCATCGCCGCCTCTATGGCGTCGGTTATCGCTATGGTCGGCAACCCGGTCATCATGCCGGAAAATACCATGATGATGATCCACAAGCCGTGGGGGTTTGCAGGCGGTGACGCGAACGATATGCGGGATTACGCCGATCTTCTGGACAAAATGGAATCTGTTCTGATCCCCGCATATGCAGAAAAAACGGGGAAATCGGCAGAAGAAATCGCGGCCATGCTGGAAGACGAAACCTGGATGAACGGCAGTGAATGTGTTGCCCAGGGCTTTGCAGACCAGACCACACCATCACTGCAGGCGATGGCCTGCATTCAGTCAAAACGTATTGAGGAATTTGAAAAGATGCCTAACGCCATCCGTAATATGATCACGCCGCCGCGTAACGCCAGCCCGCGTGAACCTGCGAACCAGGCAACCCCGCAGCAGCAACCAGCAGCCCCCGTTCTGGATGAAAATGCCATTGTCGCGCGGGTTGTGGCTGAACAGAAAGCCCGTGTAAGCGGGATTCAGGATGTGTTTGCCATGTTCGGTGGTAAACACCAGGAACTGCAGGCCGCCTGCATCAGCGATGTCGAATGCACCGTCGCCATGGCGAAAGATAAGTTGCTGGCCGAACTGGGCAAAGACACGACTCCGTCAAATAAAAACAACCAGCCCCACATTTATGCGGGTAACGGAAACATCGTCGGTGATGGCATCCGTAAATCCCTGATGGCCCGCGCGGGTTATGAAGCGCAGGAAAAAGATAACTTTTATAACGGCATGACGCTGCGCGAACTGGCCCGTATGGCGCTGACTGAGCGCGGTATTGGTGTGTCAGGTCTTAACCCGGTACAGATGGTAGGGCTTGCGCTGACGCACAGCACGTCTGACTTCGGTAACATTCTGCTGGATGTGTCCAATAAGTCGCTGTTACAGGGCTGGGAAGAAGCGTCGGAAACCTTCGAATTGTGGACGAAAAAAGGCAGCCTGAGCGACTTTAAAACCGCTCATCGTGTCGGTATGGGCGGTTTCCCGTCGTTGCGTCAGGTTCGTGAAGGTGCGGAGTATAAGTACATCACCACGGGTGACAAAGGGCAGACTATCGCGTTGGCAACCTATGGTGAGATCTTCTCTGTAACACGTCAGGCCATCATCAACGATGACCTTAATGCACTGACTGATGTTCCCATGAAAATGGGGCGTGCAGCAAAAGGCACCATTGGCGATCTGGTTTATGCCGTACTGACAGCTAACGCAAAACTGTCTGACGGCAAGGCACTTTTCCATACCGATCATGCAAACCTCAGTTCCGGTGCCATTTCGGTTGCCAGCCTTGATGACAGCCGTAAACTGATGCGCCTGCAAAAAGATGGCGATCGTTCTCTTAACATCCGACCCGCATTTATGCTGGTGCCGGTTGCACTGGAAACACTGGCAAATCAGACTATCAAATCTGCCAGTGTAAAAGGTGCAGATATTAACGCTGGCATCATTAACCCCATCCAGAATTTCGCCGAAGTCATTGCAGAGCCGCGCCTGGACGTTGCCGATGCGAAAGCCTGGTACCTCGCGGCGGCGAAAGGAAGCGACACTATTGAGGTGGCCTATCTCAATGGTGTGGATACCCCTTACATCGATCAGCAGGATGGCTTTACCACTGACGGTATTGCCACGAAAGTGCGTATCGATGCAGGCGTAGCCCCGCTGGACTATCGCGGTCTGACGAAATCCTCCGGCCAGTAATTACCGACCAGACAATCACGCCCGAAAGGGCTTTTTTTATGCCTGTAAAACGGCTCCCCGGAGCCGTGGAGATCCTCTATGAAAAATTATGTTCAGGACGGTAACACCCTGGCGTTAACCAACGCAGGAAGCTCTGTTATTACCAGCGGCACGCCCGTCGCGGTCGGTGATTTACTCGTCATTGCGCTGACCGATATTCAGCCAGGCAGCACCGGAGACGGTCTTGCAACGGGTGTTGTTGCGTTACCAAAGCTGTCCACTGACGACATTGCCCAGGGCAAGACCGTGTATTTCAAGGACGGGAAAATCCAGCTTGCCAGTACCAGCGCCACCCCGGCAGGGAAAGCCTGGGAAGCAGCCGGAGCCAGCAGCACATCAGTGCTGGTCCGCCTCAATGGCTAATCCCTTCGAACAAATGGCGGCGCGCATGGATGCCGCCACTGTCCGGTGTATGGGTGAACCGGTCACTATCAATGGCAACGACTTTATCGCGGTAGAAAGTCATTTTGTGCCTGAAATGGGGCCGGTAACCGGTGATGGTATCTCGCTGGTGGTGTTCAGTGAAAACTACCAGCCGCGCCGTAATGACGCGCTGATCTGGAAAGGCACGGAGTACAAAGTTACGCGCAGCCAGTTTTTTAACGGTAAGCCACAAATATGGATTGAATAGGAGGTTGTCATGTCCGCTATTAACGGGCTTGAGCAGGCAATTGCAAACCTCAACAGCATCAGTAAAACGGCGGTCCCCCGTGCTTCTGCTCAGGCTGTTAACCGGGTCGCGGGGCGCGCCGTCAGCCGAAGCGTCCGCACTGTCGCAACGGACACGAAGGTGCCACGTAAGCTGGTAAAACAGCGGGCGAGGCTGAAAAAAGCCACGGTCAGCAAACCCAGGGCAACAATCCGGGTCAACAGGGGAAATCTGCCTGCGATTAAGCTGGGTGTGGCCAGCGTGAGACTATCACGGCGAAAACGCGACAAACAGGGCGCTAACAGTGTCCTGCGGATTGGCCCGTTTTCTTTCCCTGGTGGTTTTATCCAGCAACTGAAAAACGGTCGCTGGCATGTCCTGCGGCGAACAACGAAAAGCCGCTATCCCGTGGAGGTTGTGAGTATTCCTCTGGCGGCCCCGTTAACCGGGGCGTTTAAAGCGGAGACAAACAAGCTGATGCAGTCCGATATGCCTAAAGAGTTGTCTGCTGCGCTTAAAAACCAACTGCGACTGGTATTAATCCGATGAAACACCCTCAAATCCGCGCTGCCGTTCTGAATGCGCTTAAAGACAACATCACTGATTCTGTTACCTGGTTTGATGGCCGTCCGGCATTTCTTGAGGTTCAGGATTTGCCTGCCGTCGCCGTCTACCTGACCGATGCGCAATTTACTGGCGCAATGGTGGATGAGGACCAGTGGTCAGCAACGCTGCATATCGAAGTCTTTCTTAAAGCCGATCTGCCTGATGCGGCGCTGGATGAATGGATGGAATCACGGATTTATCCCGTCCTTTCAGACATTCCAGGTCTGTCCGATCTCATCGAACTGATGGCCCCTCTCGGCTATGACTATCAGCGCGATGAAGACATGTCGACCTGGGGATCGGCAGATATGCAGTATTCAATCACCTATATTATGTGAGGCAACTATGGCAACACCTAATCCGCTGGCACCCGTTAAAGGTGCCGGGACAACACTCTGGCTGTATACCGGCTCAGGCACAGCAAATCCCCTTATCGATACCGACTGGACGCGCCTGGCTCAGGTCAAGGAACTGACGCCGGGTGAACTGACGGCAGAGAGTTTTGATGATACCTATATCGATGACCCTGATTCTGACTGGACAGCCACCGGCCAGGGGCAGAAATCTGCTGGCGACACGTCTTTCACTCTGGCCTGGAAACCCGGCGAGCAGGGACAAATTGCGCTGGTGCAGTGGTTTGAAGATGGTTCAAACCGCACTTACCGCATCAAATACCCTAACGGCACGGTGGATGTGTTTTACGGGTGGGTCAGCAGCCTGGGTAAGGCAGTGACGAACAAGGAATACATTACCCGCACGGTCAAAGTCACTAACAGTGGAAAACCCTCACTGGCCGAAGACACAGCCACACCCGTTATTGCTGTTACCGGAGCGTCGTTTGATAAATCGACTGCGGCTGTGGCCGTGGGGGCAACCACGACCCTGAACCTGTCCGTTCTGCCTGCCAGTGCGACCGATAAATCATTCCGCCTGGCGTCATCCGACCCGTCGAAAGCGACAGTCAGCGTGGCCGGTGGTGTTGTTACCGTCACGGGTGTTGCAGCCGGAATTGCCGAAATTCTCGCGATTACGAATGACGGCTCGTTCGCGGCTGTCAGCAAAATCACCGTATCCTGATCGGAGTCATGCATGTTTCTGAAAACTCAGCCGCTGGAATACAACGGCGAAACCGTCACGCTTTATGAACTCTCAGCACTGCAGCGTATTGAGTTCATCGGCTATATCGCCGACGTGAATAAAGACGTCCCTGCGAACGATACAGAAGTCAGCCCGGAAGCGCTCAAAGGCATCGTGACAACCATCAATGTGAAGATTGGCGCGCGGATCGTTGCTATGTCTCTGTGGCAGAAGGAAGGGCAAAAAGGGCCCTCCGTTGATCAACTGCAGGAGGAGGTGCTTTCCGGCTGGCCGTTGCCTGCCATTGGTCAGGCGGATTTTATCGTGCGGGAACTCTCAGGAATGTTGCCCGTTGCACCTGACGCAGAACCGAATGTCGACACGGAACCCCACTCCCCGGAAAAGCCCACGCCGCAGCCCTGAAATTCGCCCTTAAACTTGCCCGTGAGTTCCGCAGACCCGACTGGCGTGTGATGCTGGCGCAGATGTCCTGCACCGAACTGAGTGAATGGGAGCAATTTTATGCCGACGAATACTTTGCCACGGATTTAATTGATGCCCATTTCTCACGACTGAGCCATCACATCACTGATATGGTCTGCAAGGACCACGGGCTTACCACCGCAGATTTCAGCCTGCTCAATCCCCAGATACGTCCGGCAGCGGACACCGAAACGTCCGACGAGGCCATGATGCTGGCCGCCGAAGGCATTACAGGAGGAACACGTTATGTCCCAGGCGGTGGGTGA